CGTCATCACGGATGATGGTGGTGATCTGCGCGTTGTTGAGCAGGTTGGCGCGGCAGGTTTCGTCGCCGTCCAAGAACTCGATAGGACGCCCAGTACCGGTGATACCGACAAACTCTTTGTTCGACGGAGAGGCCCAGAAGCCGTACTCCGAATCGGTCCAGGCAAAGAGCCCGGCGACCCACGCAGAACTTGGCGCATCAATGGTGGCACTGAGCGCGGTGTCCCAGAACTTCACACCAGGGTCGACGAGAAACACGCGCTTGCTGCCAAAGTTCTCGCGGTACTCCATGGCCGCTTCGTCGGTGGTGTTCGGGCCGTCGATGATTGCCATGGCACGCAGTTTGTCACTGAGCGCCACCAGCGCCGTCGCAGTTGCCAGGGTGGCGGTGTACTTGGGTGCGGCGAGCAACCGAGGTTGTGCGTTGAAGCGGCTCTTGCCATCGAGCAACGCCTGCATGCCGGTACGCGTACCATTCGCCAGGACGCCGCCAATAATGGCCGAGGTTTGCGCGGCGGCGTCCGCCACTTTCTCCACGCCGCAGGCAACGATCACGGCCTTTGAGCGTACATAGATAGCCTGGACCGCCTTGGTGATCGCCGCGTCCGCGCCCCAGGCGGCGACGGCCTCGCTTTCGCGAGTGATCAGCACCAATTGGTTGGGCAATGCACTGGCGTTGGGGCCAGGGGTGAAGGTGTCGCACAGACCGATGATCGACGATGACGGCACGGCGATAGGCCGCGTACCGGTGTCGACGTTGGTCACGGTGACGCCGTGATAAAATCCGCTAGAACTCATAGTAGAACTCCAAAAACGAAAAAGCCCCGCATCTGCGAGGCCAAAAGGGAATGTTGTTTGTGCGAATCGGGAATGCCCCCCCTTCTGGGCGGAGTGTTATTCGGTTTGCTCAAGCACCCACTCTGGTGCAACTGGCCGGTGTTCGCTTGCCGGGAATTCCGGCGATTGCGGCCAGTCACGAAGTGCCTGCATGAACGCCAACAGGCCTTCGAATTGATCGGCGGTGAGCGTTGTTGGCGCGCCAATTTCGAGCTGATCGCGGTGCCGGTCACGCAGCCATGCCGCAGACGTCAGTACTCCATCACGCCAAGCGCGTTCGGCCAAGGCCACGGCATCGGGATCAACCGGCGGTTCGACCAGCTCAAGTGAACCTTTCTCGGAAACTTGCGCGAGCAGACCGCGCGATATCCCTGCCAGCAGTTCTCTACGTTGCGGCTCACTGACCGCAATTGCATCTGTCGGAATCTGCTTTTTGCTATTGAGCGCAGTGTCGAAGAAACCACGCTCTGAGGGGCTGTAAAACGCTGCCATAGGTGTACCTCGTTATCGGCCAAGCGCCAGCCAAGCGATGTCGCCCGCTGACTGGGTGTAATTGTTCTGAACCCGGATCACAGACCTCGATACGTACCCTGCTCCTGGCGCAAAGGCTGCCCCGGTAATCATCGTCGTAAAGGCCATGCAGGCTCCCACCCACATGATTTCGGTCGGGAACGTCACGGAAAGAGACACGTCACGACCAGGGCCTTGCAACGTCCCACTGTTGGTCGCCTGTCCAACCCCGACCGCTAGCCCCCATTGCAGAATCCAGCCGCCCAGCCAGGTTGGCATTGCGACGTAGCCGTTCGCGCCAAGCGCCCATGAAACTCCAGCACGCAGCTTTTTGGGCGTTACGGCCTTCGTGTCGTCAACGCCCGCATTCACTTCGGGTTGGGTGGCGAGCTGTATAACGCCCAGCACACTCTCTTGAGCTGCCTGCCACAGCGCGCTCAGGCGGGTGGCGAGGGTTAACGGGGTGACTATGGTCGTCGGCTCAGTACCTGTGTTAACCGCAGTCTGCGACGCGATACGGGCGATGCCGGCAATGCTTGTCGTGGCCTGTACAATTTTGGCCGTAATCGCCTGCCAGACTCGTAGCGCCGTCATCGGCTTGGTCGTGTCAGAGCCTTGCTCAGCCTCCGCTTGGCTCGCCGATGCGATGCCGTGTCCAGACAAGGTGTTCGGCAGGCCTGTCAGCGCAGCAAAGGGCACGGCGTACAACCCAGCTCCGCTGCCCGTGATCGTGCCGCTGATCTCAACAATCCCCTCCGCCTTGATCCGCATGCCGGGGCCGCTGGACCAAGGGTCAGTTCCGAGACCCAGAAATGCGGTCTTGAATGCGCCATCAGAGCCACCGTAGAAGCCAACGCCCCCCTTGATTGACCCAGGCGCCCCGGCAAACATTCCCAACCCCCATGAGGGCGTAGTTCCCGGGCCAATGTAGAGTCTGCTGTTCTCCGTCAGCTGGACATTGCCCTGCAGGATGCCGCCATTAATCGACAGTGCATCTGTGATCCCGGCTTCAGAGAGCGTTGCTGGATTCGTGCCGGCAATAACCCGCCCATACTTGTCGACGGTAACCTTGCCATATGAGCCCGCATTGACCCCTGTACGACCCACAGCCATCTCAAAGATCAGCGCGGTAGTGCCCAGGACAATTGGCGCATCAGTAACCAGTTGCCATACGCTGTCGCCGTTGAGCACGCCAGTCTCAACGCTGACGAAAAGCCCTGGTGTAACTTCAACGCCGATGTCCGCATCTAGTGTGCGTTTCCAGGCACCAATAGCAGAAACCTCGTACAGGCCGTTGTCTTTGGCCGTCGCTTGATTCTTAACCAATACGCGAGCACCGGCTTGCACAGCTACGCCGTCAATGGTTTGTAGGCCATTCAAAGTGATGTTCTTGGTAGTAGCTACCAACACGGAATGCTTGAAGTCTTGTTTATTGATGGCCTCGGTGATTGCTAAGTCGACATATTCACGCGTTGCCAGCACCACAGCAGGATCAATCTTCAACACAATATTCGCAGTACTAGAAACGATGAAGTTCATACGCACAATCTGGGTGCGACCGGAGCCTTGATTCAGCGCTGGCTTGAAACTGGGTGCGCAGTTGGAAACGGCAACAAGGTCGCCGTCCGAGTCATATAAGCCGATCTCCCGAATCCACCAGCCACCAACATCAGCAGGAATTATCTGCTCGGCAACGATTACCGCCGGGTTAACTGGGTCGACACGCAGCTGATTTAACGGCGCCCTTCGTTGTTCGTTTATCAACTTCGTTTGGGTTGCACTAGGAATCGGGTCAGTACCATTGGCGTCTCCAACGCCAAGCGCAGTGAGGTTCCAAGGAACGCCCAAGGCATTGGCATTGGCTAGTTTAGCGGCCCCCACATTGGTGAGAATCGCCATAAATTGCGAGTTGCGATCAATCATGGGTAAACGTCCAGAGTGTCTATGCAGTGTTCGCGCCCGACCAAGCCGATGTAGCCCGTGACGTCGATGTCACGTTGCACAGGTGGGTAGATGTCGATTACGTCGCCTTCATAGAGGGCGACACCTATATTTATCGCGCCTTGGGTTTCCAGGCTGATCGCTAGACCGGTCATGGGCCGACTGACGGGCTTGGCGTCATTAATCAGGCGCTCCAGCTCCAGGTACATCTCTTCGGTGATACCGGTGTCCAGTACGCCAACCTTCAACGCAAAGGTTCCGGGAACTCCCTCGGGAGTGGTCTGCCACCACTCCAACACCTCGATCAGGTAACCGAGCGGCTCGACCACACGCCGCAGAGCGCCGATGGTGCCCTTGTGAGCGTGCACGTAGAACGCGGAGCGAATAGCCGAGCGCTTGACAGCTTCCGACCACTTGTTGTCCCAACGGTCGACCGACCAAGTCCAGGCCAGCCACGGCAGCAGACGCGCCGGGCAGGTGTCCGGGTTGTACAGCGTGCGCAACGGTATCTCGGTCTTTTCGGTTAGCGCTGCTTCAATGGCGCGCTCGAACTGCGTGCTGTTCAGAGGTAGCAAGCTGCTCATGTCATCCTCCTAAAACCACGTTGAAGCCCGTGCAATACGCCGCCTGGTACTTGGTTGGTTTCAGATCGACCCAGTCTTTAAGCTCAACCCGGCCGACGCCGCTGATATGCAACTGTGCGTCCACTCCGGAACGGGCCACTTCCAAAGCCAGACGTTTGCGCGGGTTGATCCATGCGGCCAAGCGCTTGATGGCTTCGGCTAGGATCGCGTCGTTTTCCGGCCCGGCGCCGATGGGGTACAACACCGCATCGATCCGGTATTCGAGGATCTCGGCGCTTTGCACCGTCAAACGATCACCGACAGGGCGGATATCGTCGTCGCTGAGCTTTGCGTATACCTGGTCAAGCAATGCCTGATCGGCACGCCCGCTGCCGATCAGGCTCAGTACGGTGACGACCACCTCGGCCGGCGCAGGGCTTTCCGCCGTCGCGTCGGCCACCAGCGCCGAAGCATTGCGTGCGTGAAATATGTAGCTGTTGCGCGGGCCGGCAGTGGTCAGCCCCTCATAGACCAACTGGATACGTTCGCGCAGCGCATCGTCCGACTCTCTGACCTCTTCAACCGGCGGCACCGCGAGCAGGTTTTCCGGTTGAATGATCAAGCGCCTGAGCCTGACGTTCGCCGCAAGCTGGTCAAGGTCTTCCTTTTCCGCGTAAGCCAACAGCAAGGCTTTGGCTGCGTCGTTGACCCGTGCCCGGTTCTGCATCTTGCCGTAGGCACCCAACTCCACCA